TTCGGCAAAACCTCGAACCGATACAGCACGCTGTATTCCCCTGACTTTATGATCGGCACGACGCTGACAGGCCAGCTGACCATCCTCATGCTGATCGAGGCGCTGGAGCTCTACGGCATCCCTGTCATATCGGCAAACACCGACGGCATTGTGATCAAGTGCCCGCGCGAAGAGATCGAGGCGCTGAACCTGATCATCGAGAAGTGGGAGAAACACACTGGCCTCAAGACCGAGGAGACCCGCTACGCAGCGCTATATTCCCGCGATGTGAACAACTACATCGCTGTGAAAGAGAACGGCAGTGCCAAGGCCAAAGGGGTGTTCGGGCCCACCACGCTGAGCAAGAACCCGCAGAACCCGATCTGCAACGAGGCTGTAATCGCACATCTCACGCAGCGTGTGCCGGTTGAAGAAACAGTGCGCAACTGCCGCGACATCACCAAGTTTTTGACCTTGCGCACTGTCAACGGCGGCGCTATAAAAGATGGTGAAAAGCTAGGAAAAGCCATCAGATGGTATTACGCCGAGGGGGAAAAGGGCGCTATTCACTATGTGACCAACGGCAACACCGTGCCACGCAGTGAGGGTGCCAAGCCCCTGATGGACCTGCTAGATCGCTTTCCAAGTGACGTGGATTACGAGTGGTATATCAGGGAGTGCAAGGAAATACTGAAGGATGTGGGCGCTGTCCCACGCCCCGTGTTACCGAAGCTCCCTCGCAAAAACAGCAAGGCTTGGAAAGAGCTGCGCGACACCGGCCAGATTGCAGAGAACCACAAAGGGAAATGGGAATGGGCAAACCAGTAGCAGCGGCGCCATGGTCGTTCAGCAAGATGAAATCGTTTCAGACCTGCCCCAAGCAGTTTTATCACGTAAACGTGTTGAAGCAGTTTCCCTTCAAAGAGACCGAGGCCATGCGCTATGGCACAGAGTTTCACGAGGCGGCCGAGCACTTCATACGCGACGGCACCCCGATCCCGGACCGCTTTGCCTTTGCACGCCCTGCGCTCGAAGCGCTCGCGGCCAAGAGCGGGGAGAAGCTCTGCGAGCAAAAGCTGGGCCTGACAGCCGAGCTGGAAGCCTGCGACTTCTTTGCCAAGGACGTGTGGTTTCGGGGTATCGTCGACCTGCTGATTATCGACGGCGATGTGGCGACTGTGGTTGACTATAAAACAGGTCGGTCCTCACGCTACGCTGATAAGGGGCAGCTGGAGCTCATGGCACTGTCTGTTTTCCGGCACTTCCCCGAAGTGACCAAGGTGCGCGCGGGCTTGCTGTTTGTGATCGCCAACGAGCTGGTGAAGGCCAAGTATAAAAAGACCGGCCAGAAAGATATGTGGCTCAAATGGCTCTCAGAATATGCTACAATGGAGAAAGCCTTCGAGACAGGGGTGTGGAACCCCAAGCCGAGCGGCTTGTGCAAACGGCACTGTCCTGTGCAGGAGTGCCCCCATAACGGTGTATTCTGATGCCATACGTGAACAAACCCAGACCCTATAAAAAAGAGTATGCCCAGCAACGTGCGCGTGGGGAACAGCCCGCGCGCACCGAGCGCGAGGCGGCGCGGCGTGAATTTGACCGCAAGAACGGCAAGAGCGCCCGCAAGGGCAAAGACCTGAGCCACAAAAAAGACCTCGCCAGAGGCGGCTCAAACAAAGACGGTGTGCGTCTGGAAAGCGCCAGCAGCAACCGCTCAAGAGGTGGCAAGCTGAGCAAGCCCCCAAAGAAAAAGTAGGAGAACTTGATGCAGATCATTGACGACAAGGCGCTGCTTCTGCGCCTGAAAAACCCTGCGCCGGTGTTGGCAGCTGTGCCTGACAGCAAGCCGGTGGACGATCACACTGTCGCTGTGCGCTGGGGGGTCAGGCAGGTGCAAGCCCTGCGTCAGCTCAACATACAGGCACCGTCGCCCATCGAGCGCCGATACAACTGGCCCGGCAAGTTCAAGCCAATGTCGCACCAGAAGGACACGGCGGGCTTTCTGACCCTGAACAAGCGCGCGTTCTGCTTCTCGGAACAAGGGACAGGCAAGACGGCCAGCGCGATCTGGGCCGCTGACTATCTGCTGAACCAAGGTGTCGTCAAACGCGTTCTGGTGATCTGCCCCATGTCGATCATGGACTCTGCATGGCGAAATGATCTGTTCAGCTTTGCGATGCACCGCCGCGTTGACGTGGCCCACGGCTCTGCCAAGAAGCGCGCAGCTGTGATCCAGAGCGACGCTGAGTTCGTGGTCATTAACTTCGACGGCGTGAAGGTCGCCCATGACGAGCTGATGAATGGCGGCTTCGACCTCATCATTGTTGACGAGGCTTCGGCGTACCAGAATGCCCAGACCGCCCGCTGGAAGGCGCTCAACAAGCTGGTGAAAGAGGACACGTGGCTCTGGATGATGACCGGCACACCCGCGGCCCAAGGCCCCGACAACGCATATGGTCTGGCGAAGCTGGTGAACCCCCGCGCAGTGCCGCGTGCCTTCAGCTCATTCCGGGACATGGTGATGTATAAGATCACCAACTTCAAATGGGGCGTGAAGGACACTGCCGCCGACACGGTTCACCGTGTGCTGCAACCTGCGATCCGCTTCACAAAGGCCGAGTGTCTCGATCTCCCTGACATGGTCTACGTCAAACGCGACGTGCCTATGACTGCGCAGCAAAAGAAGTTCTACGACCGCATGCGCAAAGACCTGCTGCTTGAGGCCGCGGGTGAGCAAGTGACCGCCGGCACGGCGGCCGTGGCCATGACCAAGCTCCTGCAACTCAGTTCCGGCGCGGTGTATAGTGACGATCAGAACACCCTGCAGTTCGACATCAGCACGCGATACAAAGTGCTGATGGAAGTGCTCAATGAGACCAAGAACAAGGTGCTGATCTTCGTGCCGTTCCGAAACGCGATCGAGCTTCTGCGCGACAAGCTCTTGGCCGACGGTGTCACATGCGACGTGGTAAACGGGGGTGTTGCAGCCAGCGACAGGACACAGATTTTCAAAGCGTTCCAAACCCAGCCCGACCCGCGCGTGCTGGTTATCCAGCCACAATCGGCGGCACACGGTGTCACCCTGACAGCTGCCGACACCATCGTCTGGTGGGGGCCGACGGCATCGCTCGAAATTTACGAGCAGGCCAATGCTCGCATTCACAGGCAGGGGCAGACAAACAAATGCACGGTCGTGCAGCTGGTGGGGTCGCCGATGGAACGCAGGGTCTATGACCTTCTGGACACAAAGGTGGACCTGCACAGAAAAGTGATTGACCTATACGATAACGCTTGACGCGACAGGCGAAACAGCCTAAAACCTCTAAAACAACACAAAACAGGAGAACGGCAATGACCGAAGGTGTGTCAATCGACAAGCTCACCCGAGTGTTTGTAAAAATCCGCGATGCGAAGGCAGAGCTCGCGGCCGAGTTCAAGAAGAAGGACGCTGAGCTCACCGCTCAGATGGACGAGCTGAAGCGGGCCATGCTGGATTACTGCAAAGACCAGAATGTCGAAAGCGTTCGCACCGAGGCGGGTCTTGTGTATCGCACAGTGCGCACGCGCTACTGGACTGGCGATTGGGAGACCATGCACAGCTTCATCGTCGAAAATAACCTGCCGCATCTCTTGGAGAAGCGGCTCAATCAGTCAGCGGTCAAAGAAATGCTCGAGGAATACCCCGAGATGGTGCCTCCCGGCCTGAACGCTGACAGCGAGTATTCCATCACCGTGAGGAAGAAATGACCACGAAATATGTCAGCACAACAGAGCTTGCCGATCATCTCGGCATCGCTCACAGCACTGTCCACAGCATGCTGAAGTCGGGAGAAATCCCACAAGGCATGTATATCCGGGCAGGCAGGGTCTTCCGCTTTGATCTGAAAGCGGTGGAAGAACATCTCTTGACGACAGCTACTCCGCCGAGAGATGATGAGGGTTCGCCCGCAAAGGGCGTTACGCACGGTCAGCTTGAGCTTGACCTCTACAACAACACTGAGGAGAACCTAGACCATGAGTGATCTCGAACTTTTCAAAGGCAATGCGCTCGTAAACAGCGACCTGTTCAAGTCTCTGCTGGACATGAACAAGAAGATGGCAGGGGGCGGCGGTGCCGCTGGCAAGCGCATCAGCATCCGCGGCGGCAAGTTCCGCATGATGGTGGACGGCGAGCAAGTCGCTGTGAAGAAGGGTGACACCCTGAACGTGGTGATCGTCAACGCTGCCGACATCGCCCGCACATATTATGAAGGTGCGTTCGACCCCGAGAACCCCTCGGCGCCCACTTGCTGGTCGATGGACACACGCAAGCCTTCCGATGATGTGCCTGAAGATCAGCGCCAGTCCGACACCTGCGCATCCTGCCCGATGAACATCAAGGGTTCCGGTCAGGGCGATAGCCGCGCATGTCGTTTCTCACAGCGCCTTGCTGTTGTGCTGGAAGGTGAACTGGACAAGGTCTATCAGCTGCAGGTGCCTGCGACCTCGATCTTTGGGGAAGCCAAGGGCAACGACATGGGGCTGCAGTCCTATATCAAGTTCCTCTCTGCCCACAACACACCGGCGATCGCAGTTGTCACTGAGCTGCGTTTCGACGAGGACAGCACTGCACCGAAGCTGTATTTCAAGCCGCTCCGCGGTCTTGAGGAAGATGAGTTGAAGGAAGTGCTTGAGGCGCGTGACAGCGACGACGCTAAGAAAGCGATTGAGTTCACCGTGTCGCAGACCGACAAGGTGGAGCCGAAGGCCGAGAAGCCCAAGGCGGAAGCCAAGCCGAAGGCTGAGAAGGCTGCGCCCAAGGTGGTCGAGGAAGAAGTCGAAGAGGACGAGGAGCCCAAGAAGGTCGAGAAGGCCAAGGCTGACAAACCCGTCGTCGAAGAGAAGAGCTCCAACAAGCTGGCCAGCATTTTGGATGGCTGGGACGACTAACCGCTGACAATATAGCCGTCCCACGTCGCGTGGGACGGCGCCAACAATAAGAAGGCGGCGGAGATGGAGACCCAATCGTTTTTAAGGTCCGTGCTGGGCACTGACGGACTCTACTGTATCCTCGGCTTGAAGGTCAAAGAGCCGAACCTTGTCAGGAAGCAGAAATTTTTCCCCACTATCGAACAGGCAGTGGAAGCCGCAGAGGCGCTCGACGATCAAAAGTTCAACGCCTATTTTGCACTTGCCACATTTGAAGAAGGTGGTGGTCGCAAGGCCGAAGACGCCATAGAAATGCGGTCGCTGTTCATCGACTTGGACTGCGGGCCCGGCAAGGATTATACGGACCAACCCTCGGCGCTGCGCGCCCTGCGTGACTTTGTCAAAACCCTGAACCTGCCTAAGCCTCTGATGGTGTCCAGCGGCTATGGTATCCATGCCTACTGGCCCTTGACGAAGCCGGTGCCGGTCAATGAGTGGAAGCCTGTCGCACAGGCCCTCAAGCGCATCTGCGTGAAAAATGACCTGTTTATTGATCCCGCGGTCCCTGCTGACGTGGCGCGCGTGCTGCGCGTGCCGGGCACGCACAACTATAAGAACGGCGGCCGCGCCAAGGTTGAGGTTCTGGGCACAGGCGCGGCGGACAAGCACCCGCTGAGCTACTATGCAGATGTTTTCGGCGCCGAAGAGCCCGAGCCGGAAGTTGGCAAAAAGCTGTTCGACAATGTGACTATGGGTGTCGAAGACGACCCCGTCATGCAGCGCCTGAAACAGTCGCGCAAAAACTCGTTCAAGCTGATCTTGCAGAAGACCATGGAGGGGCGCGGTTGCGAACATATTCGACAGATGGTGCTGGATCAAGCTGGCACCGAAGAGCCTATATGGCGCGGAGGCTTGTCAATCGCTGCGTTCTGCGAGGACGGTGAAAAGGCCGCCCATATAATCTCGCATGAGCACCCCGAGTATGACGCCGACGAGACTGTGCGCAAGATGCAGGCCATCAAGGGGCCCTATACCTGCGAGAAGTTCAACGACCTGCGGCCCGGCGTTTGCGCGAACTGCCCTTTGTTTGAAAAGATCAAGTCGCCCATCGTGCTCGGTGCCGATTTCGCAGAAGCTGAGACCGAAGAGGTTGTGGCCGAAGATGGCGAGGTCAAGGTTGTCTACAAGGACGGCACCCCCGATCTGCCGAGAGGCTACAAGCTTGGCGCTGGCGGGACTATCACCAAGAGTGAAAAGGATGAGGACGGGAACCCTATCCAAACTCTCGTTTATCTGAACAAGTTCTACTATACTGCCCGGGTTGTCGACCCCGAGGCTGGAGAATGTATCGTCGGTCGCCTGCATCTCCCGAATGACGGAGTTCGGGAGTTTACCGTGCCGCTGGTGGCCGCAACCTCAAAAGAGGAACTGCGCAAAGCTCTGTCGAAGCACGGTTTGACAGTCAGCTCGAAAGGATGGGATAGCATCATGGCCTACACGCAAGCATGGATTGAAAAGCTGCAGGAAGAAGACACCGCCGACACAGCCCGCACGCAGTTCGGCTGGAGCGATGACAGCTTCACGTCTTATGTGATCGGGGACCGCGAGATATTTGCGGACCGGGTGGAGTATAATCCACCATCGTCAAAGACGTCCTACATGTTCCCCTACCTCAAGAAGAAAGGCACGCTTGAGGGCTGGGTGGAGCAGGCAAAGTTCTTCGACCGTGATGGTCTGGAGCCTTATCAGTTTGTGATCTGCCAAGCTCTGGCCGCGCCTCTTATGCGCCTCACGCCGGTGCATGCGGCGATCTTTGACTTCTACAGCGACGGCTCCGGCCATGGTAAGACCACAACCCAGAACTTCGCAGCCACTATCTATGGTGAGCCGGGTCAGCTGGTGATGGGTGCCAAGGACACGTTGAACTCGCGCCTGAACCGCATGGAGCTGATGAAGGACGTGAACATCCAGATGGATGAGTTCACCGAGTTCCCTGCAGAAGATACGTCAGACCTGATCTATGGGATCACATCGGGCCGCCAGAAAGCACGCATGGCGTCAGGCAGCAATGAGGAGCGTTTCCGCGGACAGCCTTGGTCCACGACAGTCACGTCGTCCTCCAACTACTCCATGCTGGCCAAGGTCTATGCCTCAAAGAGCAACCCGCAAGCTGAGGTGCAGAGGGTTCTGCGCTATCACGTGCAGCCGCACAACTTCACCGACAAGAACGAGACGGACGTTTTCTCCAAAGGCGTCGGCGAGCATCAAGGCTACGCGATCGAAGTGTTTGTGCAGCTGATGATGAGCGACATGGTTATGGTCCGCGCCCTGCTCGACAACGTGCAGCGCAAGATCGACACTGCATGCGGTCTGACAATGCAGAACCGTTTCTGGTCTGTGCAAGCTGCCGTGACAATCACCGCGCTGGTGCTGGCCCGCGAGGCTGGCCTGCTGAGCTATGACGTGAAAAAGCTGATGCACTGGACCATCGAGCTGATCTCGGCCAACCGGCGCGCTTCGCTTGAGGCGCAGTCCACTATCGAGTCCATCATCACAGAATATGTCGCTGAGCACTACGGTGAGATGCTTTGGATCAAGGGTTCGCAAGGGGACGGCACGGACAACGGCAACGGTCTCGACAATCTTGTGGTGCCTGACATGCTGCCACGCGGCAAGCTGATGGGCCGTTACGAGACAGACACGAAGCTGCTATATCTTGTGCTCACACCGTTCAAGAAGTGGTGTACGAAGCGCCGCCTCAACGCAGACTCGGCCATTAAAGAGGCTGTGGCAAAGTTCTCGGGACGTCGCACGAAGATGCGCATCTGTCGTGGCACAAAGCTGCGGCTTCCATCAGTGGATGTGCTGGAGCTGGACTGCAGCAATCTCGATCTTGGAGTGACCAATGGGGGTTCTGAGGGAAGATGACATCGGCCCTGACGGGGTCGTGATCGTTGTCGATTGGGATTTGATGAAGGTGGGTCACTCCACCTTCATTCCCTGTATCAACGTCAAGCTGGCCCTGAAGCAAGTGACCAAGATATTCGATCGGCGCGGCTGGAAACTGCGCGCAAAGGTCTCTATCGAGCACAACATTTTGGGGCTTCGCATATGGAGAGCCGCATGATATAGTGAGGCTGTTGTGGTTCTCCGACCTCACACTGCCTTAACACTGCCCCCGCCTCACGGCGGGGGTTTTTTATTGAAACGCTGTTGGCGAACCCCACTGCGAAGTGAGCTGCTCAATGTATTCGCGGTTTCTCGGAGCCACGGCCAAGCCGTAGTTTGTGCGCGCAGTGCGATCATCGAACGCACGCATCGAGCTGCGAAGAGTGTCTCTCGTTATCGGGTTGCGCGGGTGCCTCTGGTTAAACTCTCTGATCTCCTCATCGACGCGCCGAACTGTGTCAAAATCCCCATCACGCAAGGCTTTGTTGCGCCGCTGCAGCAAGGTGCTCCTGCGGGTGTTGATCGCGTTGTCGATGCGCGTGCCCATTGAGTTCATGGCAAGGCGTTGTGCATAAACTGTCGGCATGAAACCGAAGGCTTGGGCCGCTAGGTGAAACGGGCCAATGTCATCAACAATCGGATCGCCGCGCATGGTGCGGATACCCTCATCACCGAAGCGGTAGGCTCGGGCCACGTTGGCCAGAGAGGATGGCAGAACTGCCTCTGCAAAGCGTTGATATTCACCGTCCGCAAGAAGCTTCGGTGCGCGGTCGAGATATTTTAGACCGAGCCCGAGGACCGGCCCACCGATACCTTCCAACACCTGATATGGCACGGGTAGGCGCTCGGATGCAAAGCCGGGGCGGTATATCGCTGCGCCCATGCCCAGACGCTCCGAGACCTTCATGCCGGTCAGGTAGTCAATCAGACCATAGGCGCCCGCTTCGCCGAGGGTGGTACGCACAACACTGTCGAAATCAGGTTCATCGTCTTCCGAGAATAGAAGATCATATAGCCAACCGACCTGCTGCATCATCGGCAGACCCATGGCACCGGACATCACGCCAAGCATGCCAATCATGCCGGCGAACTGCTTTTGGGCTATTTTTCGGTCGGCCGGATCGTTTGTGCCAAGCGGGTTTGCCCGCGTCCCTGTTTGATAAATCAGGTTCAGCATGGACAACGGGTGGCGTTTGAAGAGGTAGGCGATGGCGCCAATGTCGCTCTGAGACTTCAGGGGACCTGCCGCTGCATAGATGGGGCCGTTGGTCTTTTCAGACACATCCACAGCCTCTCGCGCTGCCGCAACCTGCTGGGCCTCGCTTGGTTGTAATGTGCCGTCCCGCAAGCCCTGAACAAACTGATCCAGCGGCATGGATTGCTGCCCCATCGCCTCTTGCA